ATGCTCCTGGAGAACCAAATACACCTCTAGGATCAGAGAAACCAAATACGTATCTCTCTCTAGCTTTGTATCTTACGTTGCCAGTATCAAAGTCACCTTCCATAGTCGTTTTGATAGGTGATCTGTTGAAATGTTTTAGACCATTAGGTACATCTGTTTTGATAAAGAATGCATCAGGATCAGTTAAGTAGTGGTTTACAGTATAACCTTCTGAAACCATTCCCATGTTCTTGATTGCATTGATATCATTATCAGCTGTTCCAACTCTACCTTCAGACTTCATAAGTCTGTCAGCAGTAAATTGCAATTGAGGTGGAATAATCATTTTCATTCCTCTCGCTGCAATTTTCAAACCTCTTTCATCAGTGAAAGCTGAAATGTCTATTAACGATTGTTCTAATGAAGTTTCGTTAAGATCAGCCGCTACTGCTAAAGTGTTTGAGAAGTTGCCTGATAGCGTTGGGTGTGCTGCGTTCAATAAAGAAACGCCATCACCGCCAGCAAAGTTAGCATTGAACGCGTTGTTCAATACTGCTGCGCCTTTGATCTGCTTTGTGCTTGCCATAGATCTTGCTAACGCTTTTGTATATCTAGACGCAAGTCTGTCATACAAGTTATCTTCGATAGCTTCTTCTGTGATTGCAAACGCTAAAGCGATTGTTTCGTTTGTGTAACGAGCTGTGAAAGTTTCTTGCGCATCGTCGAATGATACACCTTGACCTTCAGGTTTAACTGATGCATTTCCGAAACCACTTAACATTACTTCTTCTTCGAAAGCTCTGTCAGATGATTCTGTGTCGAAAATTTCAGCTGCTTCGTTAGCATACTGTCTGTATTCAAGTCCGAATAGTGCATTCAAACCTGGTTCTAGTTCTTTAACTAGTTGTGCTCTTGATATTGCCATTGTTTATATACTCCTATTACTATTAATTGAATAAAGCAGATGCTTTATTGATTATTACAACAACATCACAACCGCCAACAGATTGATCTCTTTGATCAGGTATTTCAGCATTTCTTAATAAAACTAATGCTTTAGTTGCAGCTGCTGCTGCATCTACGCCTAGTCTTTCATCAGACATACCGCTTATTCCTGTTGCTCCGTTGCTACCTGTGTTGAACGCTAACCCTCCTGGACCAGATACATCAGCTTGAGTCCACGCATCGTTCGCTCTAATGTTGTATTCTTGGTTAGGATTGTCCATTACAAAACCACAAACTCTTCTAGTTCCTGTATTGTAATCGACTGCTACCGTTGTTCCAACGTCAAATGAGTTAGACCAAGTAGGTTTTGATGTTGAAGCTGCTACGTAGTAAGCGCCATTAAAGACACCAACTAATTTAGCAATTCCACTTGCTGTGTTATCGAAGTCTGCGCCACCTACTCCACCGTCATCGGTTAGAGCATATGATGCATCTTGGATATAACCTTTTTGTCCAGCAACAGTTCCTGTTCCATCATTGATAGAAACAAGGTCGCCTTTGAAAAAAGTTTTAGAAGTAACTGCTGAACCAGTAGTTGCTCCTTCGCCTAATATCTGGTATTCGGCTTGACCTGATGTTGCTGGAGTACTTCCAACAGTCATCACGGCTCTTAACCCATAACCAGCTGTGCTTGTATTAGCCATAGTTATTTTCCTTTTCTTAAGTGAACCTGCCGCGTTAGCGGCCTCCAGTTCGGTTTATATTTTTTTGTTGGGACTAGAAATTACTAAAAGATTATTTCTTTGAACCACCAAAAGTTACACGAGTTTGTCTATCATTATTGATAGGCATACTTGGGTGCTGTTCCTTAAGAATGTCGTTCTTTACTGCTTCATCTCGATCTTTTGTTTGCTTATTGTAATAAGCTTCACGAGCAAGCGCGATTTCTTCGGGTATCCTAGCCAGCACTAGGCCTCCTACTCCGATGACACCAGAATATTTTCCTGTGTTCATAGTTGGATAGTTGCTTTCCGGATATTCGTCAGATCTAACTAACTCCCATCCTTCTCTCATTTTTCCAGATACATTTTTTGTATCGTCAAAGCCAAGAGTTTCAACTCTAATCCATCTATGTCTGTACCCATTGGGTGCAGGTGGTGCATCAAGTGATGAGGGTGGAGCCCAAGTTACAGGTTTTTTAACCTTGTCTCTTGTTTCGCTCGCACGAGAAGTCTTTATTTTTTCATTTTCCATATGCTTATACTCCTTCCGTGATATTTAATTGTTTCGCATACTCTTCGAGTGGCACGCCTATTCTTTTAGCAATTGCTACTTGTGATGGCGAGAGTTTCACAATTTTTTTGCGTCCTGTTGTGGCCGAACGTTTAGCCGAAGCTACAGCTTGAGTAGGTTTTACTCTTTCTGTAGTATTAGACTCTACTTTATCAAACTTATGTGGAAATTCAAGTCTTATTCTTGAATCTACTTCATCATAATATTCATCAGATTTAGGGTCATAACCTTCTTCTTCTACAAGCTTTTTATGTATATCAAAAGCCGTATAA